GGAAGTCCAGCAGCTGCATTACCAATAGTGTGAATAGTAGTTGTTCCTGTACCAACCAATAACTCATGATCGTTATACGTTGCTGGCGAATTACCAGCAATAACATCAACCCATACAGCTTGGTTTTGAGCCTTACTCATCAAGATCCATTCTTGCTGAGAAGGAGCAATTAAACCTGTAGGTACAACCCACCTGTCACCAATGTTAAATCCTTGATAATCATTAGCAGTTGGCGAACGATCGCTTACTACTTGATTTGGAGGAGTAGGCTGAGCTATTCCCAGATACGATAAAGGTTTACGATTCGCCATAGTTACCCTTTACAGTTTGAAGACAGTTTTGCTTCAAGCTGTTCAATACGTTTAATAGCTTTTTGTAATTCATTTAAAAGTAATATCGGAAGTTCATGATACTTAACAGACTCAACTTCACCATCAATATTATGAACAACAAGATCTGGCATAATCTCTTTAACTTCTTCTGCAATCAAACCAATTTGTTTTTTATATGACGGTTTACCGATAAAATCAAACGATACCGGACGAAGCGATAACACAGGTGAACTTGCATCACCCATATCAACAACGTTCTCCTTGTAGCGAATAGATGATGATACGGTACCAAGTTGACCAGCACTATCTATAAGAACTGCAATCGCATCATTTACACTAGTGGTTATACCACGAATACCATGAATAAATGACCTGTTAAGTTGATCATCACCAGCACCGGTTGCACTACCAATGCGTAATGTGTTAGAGTCTGCAATTATTCCGGCATTATTCAATAAAATATTATTGCTCTCACTAGTGTTATAGTTAAAACCAGCATGGCTTGCACCTATCGCAATATTCCTTCTACCAGTTCTAAGATCAAGTAAAGCGAATGTTCCAATTGCGACGTTGTATTCACCCGAACTAGCAAAATACAATGTCTGATAACCAATTGCGATATTGTTAATTCCAGTGGCACTTGCACCAGTATTACCCATAGCTTGAAATCCAATAGATATACCCTGTCCAGTAGTAAGAGAAACACCTGCTTGAAATCCAATACCTATACTTCCATCTGATCCACCAACAAGTCTAGACAAAGCACTTTGGCCAATAGCTACGTGGACCGATCCTACAGTTTGTTGGGCCAAAGCTTCATATCCAAATGAGCAATTGCCAGTGCCTGAAGTCATAGACTTCGATGAACCAACACCAACAGCAGAATTAAAATTACCCGTCAATACTCCTTCACCCATTGCATTAAAACCGACAGCAACTGAACCACCACCAGTTGTAGCATTTCTTAATGACCAATTTCCAAGGCAAGAATTAATCTGGCCAGTAAGAGTGTAATTGCCCGATAGATGTCCTGCATAAATATTATTAATACCATATGCATGAAGAATAGTATTTCCACCAATTCTAACTTGTCCATTAGTTGAAGTAGTTGCAGGCAACGCAAGAAAGTCAAAACTTTCAGTTACAGTTGAACCAGATCCAGTAAATATAGCACCGGAAGTACCACCAGTTAAAGTAACGTTTGCTCCAGTAGCAGAACCAGTATTACCAGTAATAGTTGTAATTCCACCACCACCACCGCCACCAGCTTGAAACGTTGGAGCATTTCCAGCGCCATTACTCGTCAAAACGTGAGTCGCAGTTCCAACAGCTGTCGTAGCAAGACTTGTTCCATTAAAAAAAACAACGCCATCTGTATTAGTCATTGAAGTAGCGTTAGTACCACCTTCTATGACAGGCATTGGACTAACTCTTTTATAGCTCATATTAAACCTCTATTTTCTAAATATACTCGGTAACAATTACAATACCTGCTGTACCTAAGCCACCACCTACACCAGAGGCACCATTACTCCCGATTCCTCCGCCGCCCGATCCGTACAACGTTCCATCACCCCGATTGACTGCAAGGTACCCTCCGAATCCTCCCGATCCATACATAGTGTTTGCTCCATTGCCACCCATATAAGGAGTACTTGCCCCAGTAGCAGCAAAACCGTTATCTCCTAATTGCCCAGTGACGTTAACATCTCCCCCAGTAGCTGTACCGCCATCTCCACCACGAGCACCTACTCCGCTACTAGTACTTGGAAGACCTCCAAGTCCACGATTTGCAGTAAGTATCGCTCCAAATGTAGTATTACCACCATTACCACCAGTAGTATTAACAACTCCGACTCCACCAGCACCAATAGTAACGACCTGAGAGGCGCCAATATCAGCAGCAGAAATTACTTTTCTGCAATATCCACCAGCTCCACCACCACCAGCTCCATGGTTACCTGCACCAGCTGTTCCACCACCAGCTGCGCCACCACCAAGTGCCTCAACAATACAAAATTTCATACCAGCTGTTGGGGTATACGTTCCACTACTAGTGAAAACTCGAGAGACAATACTCGCAAACCCACCACCAGCAGGAACTTGCCACGTAGGAAGTGATGACGCACCAGTACTCGTAAGAACATTACCACTCGTAGAAATTCCCGTTGAGGCAACCTGTAATGAACCAGTAGCTGTAGTTCCAGCACATACAGGAGCAAATGCAGTCGTCATAGTGGTTACACCAGTACCACCACCAGCAACAACCACTGTTCCATATATTGGATTAGCAGCAGCACCCTGTGATATTAATGGGACTCCAATGGTAACAGATGGAGCAACTGATGAAAGTGCATTACTTGCTCCAGCAATAACTGTGCCAAACTGAGTCACTGTGTTGGCTGTAATGGCACCAGTTCCATTGCCTGTTAAGACACCCGTGAGAGTGGTTACACCAGTACCACCACCAGCAACAACCACTGTTCCATATATTGGATTAGCAGCAGCACCCTGTGATATTAATGGGACTCCAATGGTAACAGACGGAGCAACTGATGAAAGTGCATTACTTGCTCCAGCAATAACTGTGCCAAACTGAGTCACTGCGTTGGCTGTTATAGAACCAGTTCCATTGCCTGTTAAGACACCCGTAAGTGTTTGAGCACCAGTGCCACCCTCTATGACAGGCGTTGGGCTAACTCTTTTATAGCTCATATTAAGCCTCTATTTTCTAAATTATTAAATATTTAGTACCGTTAAATATTACCGTTGCACTTTGATACGCAGAGTTCATAACAAATGTAGCAGCTCCATCAAGTAGCACTACACCACCAACAGTTGTAACAGTTATATTATTTGTACCAGCCGTTCCAGCGCTATCTTTTACAGTAAACCATCTTCCCGTAGCAGGAGCATTAGGCAACTGAACTGTTCTTGCGCCACCAGTTGAATCAACAGATATAACTTGATCAGTAGATAATGCTACATAAGGACTCGTGGATACATTTACCACAGTATAATTTAAACTGGCACCAGCAGTGATAGTTACTGTGCTACCTGCAGCACTTGTGGTAATACCACCAGCGCCTACTATATTGATTACACCAACTACTGGTACAGCTGAACCAGAGTCAGCAGCAATTGAGGCTACCCCACCAATAGGAATAACTGAACTAAGTGGATTTAAAATAAATGACATAATTTATCCTACTTAAATGGGTGTAACAGCAGAGAATTGTACAAATCCAGAAGCAGGAAGTGAACCTCGAGCTTTAACCCAGATAGATTCTCCAACAGCTATCAAAAGTGAATTTGAAATCATATCTCCACAAATTATACCATTAGGCGCTAATGTGAATACTGTCGTTAATCCTTGAAAGCTAATTGAAAAATCCATTAATTGATCAGTAAAGTTCTGAACATAATAAATACTAAATGGTGATTCAAATGCAGTACCAACTTGAGTAAACGAAGAAGTGATTGCTCCAAATGCAGCTTCTCGAGCAGTATCAAACTTACCTCTAACAAATGTATTAGTTATCATAATTTCCCTTTAATTTTAAATCGGGGGCACCAATAAGAATGCCCCCCCACAATATCTAACTGTTTTTAAGCTGTTTTACGCAACCGTAGTTATCGCGGTCCACCCAGTGATTCCATCGATATTGATATACGCTCGAGTAGATACGCTACTACCAGTAGAGTTTAAATATAGAGAACCTTGCGCTGCGGAAATTACCGTATTAGGTGACCCTGCCCCAGAGATTACAAGAAGCCCACCAGGAAGTGACAATCCACGACCAGCAGTTGTAACGCTCAGTCCGTTAGCAGCAACAACGTTTGTTCCAACTGGAGTATTTAATACAATTGTTGTAGAAGCTGTCACGTTTCCGATTGTGATATCACGATCGGATGCCCCTGTGCCGATATTTATTGCAGCAGCAACCGCATCATTACCAATGCCAATAACACCAGCCGAAGAGTTCAATTCCAACACACCAACCGCATCAATTAATACCGTGTCAGCACTAGCTAGAGTAATGTCACCAGTTCCTGCAGATGTAACTTGAACACCAGCAGTACCAGATTGAATAATTGTTTGAGACGCACCAGCTATAGAACCGAAACGAGCTGTCTTGTCTGATGCACCAGTAGCAATGTTTACGATTGCAGCCGTAGAATCTGTAGAGATTGATATCGTTCCTGTACCTGAATTGATACCAAGGGCTCCATTAGCAGAAGTAATATCTAAAGCGCCAGAACCAGATTGAACAGTAGTAGATGAAGTTGTGTTAGTAGACCCTAAAGTGACGGCCTTAACGCCTGCACCCGTAGCCAGCGATACAGTAGTCGCCGCAGCATCAGCAGAAATATTTAAAGCACCAGTTCCTGACTGAACAGAGATCGTAGAGTTATTTGATGCTGCTGTAATTCCAGCAGTACCACTAAGTAAAATAGTACCAGATGCACCAGATGCGCTAATAGTTACAGCTCCAGCAACAGATTCAGTTGCAGTGATAGCTACTGATCCACCAGTTGCATTCAATTGAATATCTTGTCCAGCACCAACAACGTTTATAGCTGAAGTAAGTCCTGCATCAACTGTAAATCCACCAGTACTTGCTATTAAATTAATAGCATCAGTATTAGCTATACCAGAACTAATCTTAATACCACCAGAAGCACTTGCTAAAAGTAAGCTATCAATGCTAGTACCCTGAGTCACTCGGATTTCTAGATCTTCAGTTGTTCCACCATTAGTCTCAAGCAAAATAGAAGGAGACGCGTTAGCAGTAGATATAAATGAAATAGCTGATGCAGAAGACAGATCGAAGTCTCCATTAGCTATAATAGCACCTGCAACTGTTAATGCTCCTGCTAAAACAGTAGCTCCAGCAACATCAAGAGTTCCACCAAGAACAGTGTCTCCACCAGCAGCAACAGTTAAAACATCACCAGCACCACCAGTAATAGCTAGAGAAGCTACAGAAGAAGAAGAAGTACCTTGTGGCTCCCAATTACCAGCAGTTGTAAGGATAAAATATCCATCAGTCAGTGTGTTTACCCAAAGAGTTCCCAATGAACTAACATCAGATGATTTTGGATTTCTTTTTGCAATGATTGGCTGAGGCGCTAATGTTTGCAGCGCATTATCTAAACCATATCCAACATTGTTACTTCTTGAACCCATAAGTATCTCCATAAAGGTTATATAAAAAATTTCTACCCACACTTAAAGACAGCGAGAAGTATAAAGCAAGAAATAGTTGACATTGTATAAATGATTGTATATATTATGTGTATAGGAGATATGAACATGGAAGTTAGAAGTAAAGAAAAAATGTTTATTATGCGGATCAATGAATCACTGCATAACGAGTTAAAGAAACGATCAAACAAGTTCAACATGAATATGACGCAATATGTAGTGTCTATCATAAATGAACAAATACTTAAGGAAAACCAGTATGACAAAAACGAACAAGATCGTACTTAAATGTATGTCTCTATCAATAGGAATAGTAGCAACTTACTTTTTATTTAAACCAATACTTCAATATTAATAATCCTGTAGGAGGAATCATGATCTTATTTAATGCTTATTCAATAAATCTCTTTGTTATTTTACCAGTACTACTTGTTATAGCAGCTATAACTCCTTTTTTATCAGCACTAATCCGTAGAGCTACGATTTTCATTGGTCTACAAATAGGAGTAATCATGATCTTATTCAATGCTTATTCAATAAATCTCTTTGTTATTTTACCAGTACTACTTGTTATAGTAGCTATAGCTCTTTTTTTATCAGCACTAATCAGTAGAGCTACATATTGCATTGATCTACAAAAAACCCTGTCGAAGTACGATGTTGAGGAGCGCAGCAAGGACCTTAAAATGATGCTGATAAAGCTGCACGCATTAAAAATTACTCATTTTTTCAATGATGCAATTAGACTTCTTGTTTTATTACTCGTTGGCGCTACAGTTGCCTTTTGTTTAGGTCAATACATCAGTGAAAATAGTCCCGGATATATTACAATAGGCTTATTCATTGCTTATCTAATAAGCCTTTTCATTGAAGTAAAAAGGTCTAGTATTTTATTAGGAGAAGATGGTGGCGAAATAATTGGAGATCATGGTGATCGAGATCTCAGTACTAAAACCATAAGGCAACTATATTTCTTTTCTTACTAGGACTATTCGGTGGCGCTATAGTTGCCTTAATTCAATTTATAGTATTCATAATCGAGTCAATCTCTGGTAAGAATTAAGCATCTTCCCATCCATTGGAGCTTGGCTGATCAGATTCATATTGATCAGCCATCTTATCATAAGCCTTTTCCCATGCCTTTAAGTCTCGTGAACCTGTTAAACCTGTTAAGCTTGGTGAGCTTGGCTGCTTAGATTCAAATTTATCAGCCATCTTATTAAATGCATTTAAAGATTTTGATAAAGCATTTATATTTCTACCAGCGCTATTTGATACAATGTCCGCAAGAACTTTCTGACCTTCATTGGATTTACTCAAATGATTTAATAATAACGCAGGACGATATCCTTGCTCAATTGCAGCATCTAAGACATCCGTTGTTGTTGACATAAACGCAAGAGCATACTTTCCAACTTTATTATTAAGTAATTTCCCCATTTTTCCTTTACTCGCTATCTTATCTAATCCATAGGATAAACCTGATTGCCAATTTTGAAGAGAATGTAGCTTATCCGCTTCCTTCCAAGCATTACCCCATGCTGTTTTCTTCTCTGAGGCCTTATTCAAAGTACTCGTTACAGCATCGCGAATATCATTAAAATATTTACCCTCAACAGAAGTAGGCCTTAAATAAACGTCATTAAGATCTTTTTGAATTTTATAAAGATCTTTTCCTGTAATGATTTTTGGTTGCAATCTGTTATTCATGGCTTTTATAGTGTTCTCTATATTAGAGGAAGCTTGACCAGGAAATTTATACCTATGGGGAAACTGTGAAGAAAGCTTGTCTCCAATAGATTTCATATCAGCTTTTAACCCTTTCGTTAAAACACCAAACTTTTCTCCAAGTTCTGATTCTTTAGCGTATAGGCTTTCCTTAAAATCATTAATAACTGCTGGGTTCTTTAAAGAGTCCTTAAATAATCCAGCAAATTTACCAAATCCAGCCTGTCCCAAAGAAGAAGCTAAAATTTGACCCATAACTCCGTATCCAAGATCTTTAGCACCATTTTGGAAAAAACTACCAACTAAATCAAATGCAACCTTAGGAGCAGTAAGTCCTCCACCAGTAAGAGCAAGTAATGGTAGATTACCAACTGTTGCCTGAGCAGCCTGGCTAAGCATATTACTTGGCTCAGTAGCTTCTTTTCCAAACATTCTATCAACTGAATCTTGTATTTGTTGAGGAATTCGCTGGATTATCTCATTAGGACCAGGCTGAGGACCTGCTAGATGTTTAAGCTTTTCTGGAAGTGCTGCCCTCGCTCTGTCATTAATTTTTTTACCAAAAGGGTCCTCCTTCGACTTATTACTAAATCCAAGTGATTCTAAAATATTTATAGGCACATTTGCAAGGTTAAATGGAGCCTGAACAGCTTTTGTTCCAAGTCCAAGCAAGAACTCCCCCTCATTGGTCAATCCAGACTTTAAATAACGTGGATCAGGATTTAAACTTTTAACATCTAAGGGATTATTACCTTCAACTTCTTGCCATCCATTCATGATAACTTCTTCTCTTTATCAGGTGTGTCAATAAGATATGTCTTATATACTCTCTTCCATCCATCAGGTGTGTTAATAATAGTTACACCATCTTTTTTAAGTTTTTTATCAATAGGATACGATTCAGGGTCTGGATATCCTTCATCGTTACTTCCAGAACCATTAGGATTAACTGCTTCCAATCCACCTTCAAGTATTCTTTGTCTAATATCAGCAGGAAACTTACCACCATTCTCTCGTCTAATTCTTTCAATGTTTTTATTAGTGTCAAATACTAAATCTGTATCCTTAATAATATCTTCAAGGAGAGCTTTTTGAGTTGCCCACGGTTGATCTAAATTAGGTTTAGAAAGCTGCTCAAATCTTATTTTTGCATTGGTTGGTTGACCTTTACGTGAATTAGCAAGCAACGTTACCAATGTACCACCATCAGCAATGTATTTTCTTACATCAGCATTTCTATGAAAAGTCTCAGGGAATTTTCCACCGACAATACCTGGCCATATAGACTTATTTTTTTTCAGTGTTGCTAGCATGGATTTTGCTTTAGAACTAAGCTTTTTAGACATGTTGAAATCTTCATACTGACCTTTAAGAAACGGTTCAATTCGAGCCTGGTCAGCAATCTCCTTTCTTACATCTTCTTTAGCAGTCTCTTTTTGTGGCATAATTCTGTTAAATCGTTGCTGTGGCTCCTGATTGCCTTGCATCTGTTGTTGATTACCTTGCTCTAAACCTTGACCAATTTGTTGGCCACCCATTTGCTGTTGCGGATCAGAACCACCACCAAGCATTCCTAATATTTTATGAAATCCAGAAGGATTGCTCTCTTGCAGTTGCGAAAGTAGCTCAGCAGTGTTCTCATCAACATTTAAAGCTTTTTGCAATATTTGTTTATTTTTAGAACGATGCATCTCACCCATTTTTTTTTGTGATAAAGCTTGTAAACCTTCGCCCAATGATTGAGCAAACCTACTAGATGCGCTTGGATTTCTCACTATTTGCATTGCCATAATTATTCCTTATTGAGATCGACCTGATAACAGATTTAACATATTTAATCTTGATCCAGGGTCTGACGGGAAATTTAAAGGTGAATTAAAATTGTATTGATTTTGACTTCCTTGTCCTGACAAACTTCTTAACAGTGAAGGCGTAGGAGCATTTCCGAAAGAACTTCTAATATTTGAGCCTCTATTAGCAGGTTGATCATTAAAAGAGCTTTTTACGAGTCCTGCTGATTGATTATCAGGTTGCTGACCACCAATCCCAAGAAGTTTTAACAAATCACTAACTCCTCCAGACAAACCACCAGACAAACCACTACCAAAACCATGAGCCAATAAAGGAAGGAATTGACCAAGATGCCCAGCAAGACCAGGATTTCCTTGTTCAATATAGTTTTCAAACTGTGGGGTTAGCCCCAGACCTAAAAGCTGTTGAAACAATTTTTGCTCTTGCAATCCAAATTGTGATCCCATAGAAGCTAGATTTGTTGATAAATCAGCCCCTGCTTGTCCAAGTTGTTGGCCAAAAGCAGAAGATCTTTGAGCACCAGACTGAGTAAATCTCTCAGCAATCCCAGGCACAGTCCTTTGAGAAAATTGCTCCTGAGCTTGTTGTGCAATTGGATCAAATCTTGAGCTGCCTCCCTGTAGACCCCTAAGACCCATTTGGCCAGCTTGGTTAATTATATTCTCTTGGCCTGGCGTAACTATTTTATTCTGCCTGGTTACATCATTAGTACCTGTCAACCATTCAAACATTACAAACTCCTTAATTATTTAAATTCTCACCATGATAGTATACCAATCATATAGTAAAGCATAAAAAAATAGGAAACTTAAAATGGCAAACAATCAATCATATAACAGCCAAGCTAATCTTGGATCATTTGTTCCCAGCACATTCATATGGGACATGCAGCAACTACAATCAACAAATGTAGATCCAAAACTGAAGGAACTCTTAGTACGACTTTATCAAAACGTAAATAGCATGCAGATTGTACTCAACACAAAAGATACTGCTTACTACAGCTTACAAGAAATCATTAATGGCCAGTTATATTTCCCAACGCCAGGGCTAGACTCAACAAGCTCCCTACAACCTCAACCTAGACAAGTATTTAGAAAAACTATTGATTTTGGCGCACTACCTGGAGGCGCACTCGTTAAAACTGTTCCTCATAACATAGAAGTTGATAATGGATACTCCATAACAAGAATATATGGAGCAGCAACAAACAGTACCCAGACAAGCTTCATTCCATTGCCATTTGCTAGTCCAGTACTCAATGAAAATATAAAGTTAGAAGCAACTAACACGTCTGTAGTTATAACAACCGGTATAGATAGATCAGCTTACACAGTATGCTATGTAGTGCTTGAGTATTTAAAACAAGCATGACATACTAAAAATATCCTTTTTTTTGGATACTTACTACTTTTCCCAGGGACTATTAAGCCCCTGGGATTTTTACTTAATTACTGAATTGCACATCGACAATTAGTATCTTCATCAATACAACATCTTGAATTACAACATTCAGCTTCAGTCTTGACTGCAATAGTAGCAGCAACATTTATTACAGGAGAAGCGTTTGCTATACTGTTATCAGAACTATCATCACTTATAATTCGTGGAACTCCGGGCAAATCTACAGCACCCCTGTCAGTTCTCTGACTAGCTAAAGAAGTAGATGTACTATGTATCAAAGGAGACTCGGGTATATGCTCTCTTCGTTGCTCATTATATGAACGGTTAACATTCAACTGGTTATTAGAACGAGTAAAAGGCCTACAATCAATATCTTCTTTCTGAGAAGAGTAAGCGTAACCACAAAACATGAGACTTAAAAACAAAATGTGCTTCATAGTATCTCCTATTTATTGAAGCCTTCCTGTGCGCGTAGCACTAAAAATCATAGCGTGTAATTCAAAATCAGACCATGCAATAGCAGGATTTCTTAATTGATCATCAGTCATATAGATATTCAATTGAACACATTCACCATTAGCCATTGGATATATTGGATGCCACAAACGTTCCTGTGTTTGCTCAAGAGGTACTAAATCATAAGGACTTGTTTCTAAAATACCTGTTCCAACTAAGGCACCACTCAGTCCACCAAAGAATAATGAAGATTCACCAGAAGAAGAAATCGAATAATCTATTGTAACTTGACCACCAGATGTTTTATCGACTAAGAAATCTACTTTATTAATGGAAGCATTAACTCCTTGATTTGCATAGAAGTTATATTGCTTAGTTACTATATCTATAGACGAGACTCGAGCTATGGTTCCACCACCAAGGTAAGAACCAGTTACTGAACCTGGTGTCACTATAATCTTGAATGTGTTAGCATCAATAACAGTATCTACTGGAAATATGAGTCCATTAAGACCAGCAAGACCTTGAACACTTTCAAAGACTATATAATCACCAAACGAATTAAAACCTGCTTCAAGGTTATGGTTAACAACCGTAAACGTTATTGTTTGGATATCAGTTATAACTGCATTAGTAATTTGAAGAGCTGGCGCATTTCTATTTTTATCTGGATTAACAATAACTACATACCCTTCTTGATTACCAGCAACAACAGATTTAAATCTGCCCTGAACAGTTACTCCCTCAAACCATGTAGAGTTATCAGTTTCCCAGGTCGTTAAATCTGTTGCCCATGTTTCTTGCTGACTAGGCGTTGTATTATAATATCCAAATGCCGTAATAGAATCATCATTCATAGCCCAAGATCCAGTCTTGTAGTTATAAACTAAAACTTTATTATTGAATGGAAATGTATCACTTCTTGTTGGATCAGGAAAACTCCAATAAACCATTTCAACATAATAATCTCGAATACCAGCAACTCGCTCAATACCGTTACTATCATTATGAATTTGGAATACTTCGTCTGGTATTTTATCATCAATACGCTCAACGTTTGATCCGTTACAAGCATGTATACCAACGTTCCCAACTCCTAAAACAACCGTATCAAACGGAACTTGAGAGAATGTTGATTCAGCACCCAATTCAGTATTAATTTGTTGCCATACAAATGGAAGTATTTGGTTAGCAGTATAAGCAAGTTCCCATGTACTTGATTCAAAATAAACAATAAGTCTATCTTTTAGAAATTGAGCTGTAACTATAGCTTCTTTTGTTGGAGCATCTACATAACCACCAAACCCACCAGTAAGTTCTAAAAACGAATTAACATTAACTGGTGATCCGTTTACTGAATAACGACATCTATTCGTATATCGATATGAAGTTCCAACTGTTCCATCAGGAGAAAAGTAAACACCAACTCCACGATTAGTATTGTTACCAGTAATGATTAATTCTGAAGAGGTGTTATTAAAGGTAGCAGAAGCAACTGCACCAGTATTATTTACAGCAGAAACAGTAAGAGGTTGAGCTCCAGGAGTAGCAACATCAGCAATAGTAAATATAGTTGTACCAACTATAAATGATTGACCTATTGCAAATCCACCTGGAGGAGCTGTAATAACTGTTGCACCTAAATTTCCAGTAGTTCCATTAGTTGGTCCATAAGGATTTCCAGTTACAGTTTCTGTAAACTCAGTTGTATTTAAGAAAACTAAACGATCCTTAAATGGAACAATGATTCGAGCTGTATGAATTCTGGAAGTATTGTTAACTATAGGACTCATAGTAGTCCATGTAGTCCCATCCCAATATTTAATTCTGTCAGCTTCAATGTTATTTGTTACAAACAAATAATAATCAGATCTTAAAAGACCATTCCAGTTTGCGCCCCAGAAAAAATCAGCATTATCACCGCTCCAAACCGCTGTTCCTAGACGTTCCCAGCCAGTGACTTCGTATCTATATGCAAATCTTGTATCAAATCCAATCAGTTCTTCATTTGATATAGCTATTACTTCTTTAGTAATCAATCCCATAACTGGAAGAGCTGGGTAAAAATAAACGATAGTTGATACTGCTAAAGTTCCTGCAAATGTATATGCTCCAGTGGTAGTATTATAAGTACCCGTTCCAGCTCCAGTAGATAACATAGCAGCTGGAGTTCCAGTCTGATATACCGTAAACAGTTGAGTACCAATAGAAAATAACTGCCCTATCGCAAAGACATCTCCTGGAACAGTTCCTGGTGCAAAAGCACCAGCACCATCAGTCGATCCAATATTAATTTTAAGTCTTGATTGTAACGTTTCATATCCAGGCGCTGGAGTTGTAGCTTGCATAAGCATAGAACCAAATCGTTTTCGTATTCGTCCACGAAATACATATGCATTATTAAGCAACTGATAAGCATTGTCTGGAATTGCAAAAGGCTTTAAAGATGTGTTTTTACTTGCCCCAGCCTGATCCATACCAATATAAAAACGATCTGTTTGAGCCATGTTAGACCCCTATAACGAAATATTGTACACCCTTACCAGAGCCAGCTCCACTTGTTGAGTTAACCCACATACCGATACTTGCTCCTGTCCATGCGTTTATAGGAAAAAGGACACCAGCAGATAATGGGCTTGATGTAGTTCCAAAATAAGGAGTTACTTGTACATTAAATATTCTAGTGAATGCTGGTCCACCGCTTATTGAGTCAACATTGACGTACACATTGACATTGGATGTCGCAATGTCAATATTGCCCCATTTGATCAATATTCCACTTGGTAAATATGACCAACCAGGCATATTAACTGAAGAAGCAACATTATTTATACTAGATGCAGTCATAGGAACTTGAGCATCTGCGTTATTAGTTCTTTTTTGAATATACATCTCATTTTGAACAGTTGTCGCATTATTGCGTGTATAAAGGCCTGTATCGTTTGCAGCAATAGCTGGAGTAGCTACTTTAACAGTGAAATCTGCAAATCCATTTCCAAAAGGACTTAGTGCTTGAAAATTACCTAGTAAATCTGCTTGAGATTGGCTCTTAACATCTGTTGGCTGGGGCTTTTGCGCCTGGTATGCCATAATTTATCCTTTAATTTTTAAAATGTATTACCGAATCCACCACCAGCAGCACTACCTCCCACACCACCAGATTCATTCTGATAGATTGTAGTAGTTCTTTGAGTAGTGTTTTGAACTATTGTTCTTCTGTTAACTAAATTCATTTGAACTTTGAACTCAGGCATTACCAAGTTTACACTCTCTAAGTCCATTCTGTCTTGGAAAACTTTGATACTTGCGCCGATTGCTATCAACTGCCACCACTCAGACAGCTCAGGAGCTTGCGTTCCTGAAAGCAATTCTGTTGGTCTTACAGCTACTTCCATATTAACTCTATAGGCCTGATCAGGGACTGGTCTCATGGTAAACTTACCATCATAAAAGAGTACTGATTGTGGCAGAGTTGGCTGTACTAAAACTGTCTGACTATTTATTGTCACTCCTGATGCAGGAGCGGCACTAAATGTGATTACAAACTGACCTGTTGTGTAATTAATATAATTAATTGGATCCTGAGTTGTCGTTGAAGTTGGAGCGCTACCAGGAACATACAAATTCCCAATCAATGAGCTTATAGGATAATCAATCAAAGCAAGACTGTTACCGCTCACATCAAGCGAACTAAACAACACATTATTTCTTAAAAGAAGTAAAACTTGAACAAGTCCTGCTGGAATATTTGCCTGACGAGTATTGATATATCCAGAGAATGATGCAATAGCACCATTACCAGCAGTGCCAATAGAAGCAATACTATTAGTCATTGGATAAATACCAAAGAACTGCTCTCTAGACTGCATATACAGTGATTGCCGACCTGCTACATATACAGGAGGCATTATATTTAAATACTTATTCTTAAAGTTATAAAAGACACTGGTCGGAGTATCATTTGATTCATAAACATCAATAAATGGTTCAGTGAAGAATGTAAAAGTCTTTTGAAGGTTGAACAATCTAAGATGCTCAGGAAAGTCATATAATACGAATGTATTTATGTAGTCTTCAAGCTGCTGATTAGTCAGCTGAGAATCAGACATACTTCGAGTAAGTCTACGGACTTTAACTTTGATTTGATCTAATGTTGATAAAATTGAATCAGGTGTTGCCATTACTAATCTCCTTAACTATTGAATGGTAAGATATTTTGAGTAGCGTTCAGTAGCGTATCAGACTTTTCAGCCGTTGGCAGAGTTTGAGGATACTGTTGATTATAGGGAAAGCTAATAGGATTCCATACAATGGAAGTGCTTGCACTTGCACCTGTAAATGTATAAGCACCAGTAGATATATTGTACGTTCCTAATGCTGCACCACTTGTTGTTAAGTCACCACCACCAAAAGGAATATTAAATACCTGAGTGCCAATAGTAAATGTCTGTCCAGCAGCTGGTTGATTAACAACTGTAACCTGAGAATAAATATTCCCACTCGCGTTACCAGATCCATCAGTTGTATCAACAATAAGTGTTGTTATAAACTTATCAAAATATCGAGCATCAACATCAATTGTAAACGTAGTATCACCTGTCACGATAATAGGGGCGTACAATTGATTTGCTTGAGTCATGCCGTATCCTTTAGGAATAATCAAACGGACTACAAGTCCATCTAAATATTGATGGGCAAACGTAGTTGTAACAACAGCAGGATAATCGTTTGTAATGGACGATATAACTCTCATCGCTCGTTGAAAGACAGGATTTTCAATTGCTAGGATAGACACGTAACCTCCATTTAACTTGCTACTATAACGTAGCCTCTTCTGAAAACTCTAAGCTTTGGAAACTTGTACGTCTTACTTTTTCTTGGAAAGACAGTACAGAATCTTTACTTTGATACTTATGAACAGGGTACCAGACATTTGTATTTAAATGTCGAGCAACTCCAAGAGGAATTGTATAAACTTCACCATCAATCATTTGATATTTTTCAAGCGGATCTTCTGCATACTTTTTAAACATAAATCCGAAAGACCCTCCTGGGCACTCGTGATATTTAAATATTCCACGAACAGGCGTACGATCTTTATCTCGCTTAACCTTAAGGTCTTTAGCGATAACTTCTTTTTCTTCTTTTGTTAATTTTTTAGATCGTGTTAAAAAAGGACGTGCTGCTTGTTGAAACTTTAAAGAATCTTTAGACCCTTCTTTGCTTTTTGCAGAGTTCAATTCCAGAGAGTTTAAATTAGACATAAAATCCTTTATATAGTGTGCCCCCTCTATTTCAAGGGGGCACATTGTAATTACTTAATTACGCGTTTGAAACGCTAAATGATTTACCAGCTACCCAGTAAACAACGTCAGAAGCAGCTCCACCAGGGTTATTTATACCACCAGCAAGAACCATTCCAATAAACGCAGTGTTCAATGTAGCATCGCTTAAGATATCTACACCAGCACTTAATGCGAATGCAGTATCTTCACCAACTGGAACTACTTCAGCAGCTGTAAATGGAACAGCAGCAGAAAGAGGCCAAGCAAATGCAGTAAATGTTGAAGAATCAACATCTAAAGTAATTGAGTTGCCAGATGTAGTTGTTGTATTGATTGCCGTAATTGTTGCCAATAGTCCGTCCATTTGGATCATGCCAAATGCAGCAGGAACAACCATACGAACTTGTTGTCCAACTTTGTAACCGTGAGTTACAGACATAGTTACAACAGCATTTTGAGCTGCAGTAATTTTTGTAATATAACGACGACGTGGATAGAAAATTGGATCAAAGTTAATTTTTCTCCAAGAACCAGTAGTACCTGCAACAATAGTAGGCATATAGTCTAGAGAGAAAGTAGTAGCACTTAATGTGTTATAACCAACTGTGAAATCAAATCCACCAACTTGTTGCGCAGAAGCAACATTAAATAGACGAACTATATCACCAGCAGATAAACCGTTTGTTCCACTATTAGTAACAACTGGAATAGCTGCAGCAGAAATAGCTGTAATTGTAGCGTTCAAAACTCCAGGAGTTTGAACAGAACTATCAACTAAAGTAAATCCGCTTGAAGTAATATACTGATCTAAGTTAGCTGCGTTAGCTGCGTTAGATTTAAATGTAGTCCATTTAGCAGCAGCAGGAAAACCGCGCTGCCAGTAGTATTTAACACCAACAGCTGTAGTTTGAGAAGCAGCAGCTTGAGTGACGTTATAAACCGCCATCCAATCTACATCTGAACGAATCTCTAAAGTTACTGCAGATCCAGTAGCTGTAAATCGACCTTGTTGAACGATTGTATTATCCATAATATTCCTTTCTCGATTACGCTAATGTACAACGTAGATTCAATACCCAAAGGTCATTGAGAATACGTGGTACTTCTGCGAACTTGTAACCAACAGAAGCATTAAGAGCTAAAGGTCCATCATACATTGGTGCACGATAGATAAAGCTTGCGCTGTAACCATCTTGCTCGATACAAGCATAAGCTTCCATACCTACGCAGAAAATGTTATACACATTCGCGCCTAAGTTTGAAGCACTAGCAGTGATTGATCCAATAGATGAAACTAAGAATCTTAAGTTACCAATTGCACCCCACTCAGAACGCAATGCATTCATAGGAGATGGATACTGGTTCTTTTGGATAAAGCCATCAACTGAATCCATATCTTTAGTAAGATCTGTATGGCAAAGCGCAAAATACGCATCACGAACAGGAGCTGTACCAAATTTATCTTCACCTTCGATGTTATCCATGATTGTGTAAGCATCGTTACCAAGTAACGCACGAACTACATCATCAACATCTGAACGAGTAAGCTCAGTTGGATTGTCACCATTTACACCAGCTGTACAGTTGATAAATGCTGCTGTTGAAGCAAGCATATCACGTGTCAACTCATCTTCAGTTTGACGTAAACTTACGCCAAGTCTAGCTGCCGCTTCATTCAAGACTGGATCTTGCGACTGTAGCGTTACTTGCTCGTTTAATATGACGTAACTTCCATAAAATGAAATCTTAGCGTCAATATCAACAGCTGTTAATTGCTGAGCTGGTGGAGTAACGCCAGTGTTTCCTAATGGAACAAGTGCTGTTGCAAGTGGATTGTATCTACGCATACGCAGAGTTGTACCACCATTACGAGGCATTTGTTTAAGCATCGCAGGGATCTTCAATCTGTTACTTTAATGACCTATTGCTAGGCGGGGAAACCTCTTCGGATCTCCCTCTCTACCTTCATATATTCGTAGAGTTCAGACTTTCGCATACTCTTTCGAGCCCCATCCGCTAAGTCGTTCAGGCTGTATTTAAACTTGCCCCTTGTTAGCCCGTCGGCCGTCCAAGTCAATCAGGATAGGTTTTAAATTCACAATATTACTAATGAATCATGTTTGGAACTGGAACTGAAAGCAACTTATAGCTAAAGCTTTGTTGCACTGGAGCCGGTCATTTCTGTTACTTCGATCTAATAGATCTACTGACTGATTTCTCAGCGAGGAAACTTCTTCGAATCTCCTTCACGAATTTCATTTTATAGTTCGTGTTCTGACTATCGCATCCCTTTCGGGTCTCTGGGTTTAGTCGATCAGGCTACCATTACGCTTGCCCCCTGTCACCCCATCGGGCTTCCAAGTCAATTACCAAAGATTTTAATTCCTCACTACTTTAAGGAACTCGTTGTCGTAATAGACATATTTTGTCCTTATGATTTACTACACATAACTATTTTGTCCTTTAGATTGACGAAATCTTAATACGTCTAGAATGATCTGGCGAGAATCTTTACGCCGAAGTTTTTGAGATAAGCGACTTCTCGAATTACGCTTAACAACATTATTAGGGATATTTTTATGGAAGGCAAGAATTTTGGAAAATGGTTTACAACAAATCAACATAAAAAGAGTAGAGCGCCGAATCATAAGCGCTCTACAATAAAAAGGAGGGAGTCCTTAATGAAACGTTTTACTTATCTTGCATCTCAAAATGATTCGAGTCGTCTATCTTACCGCCAAGCTTAATGAAGTCACCACCCCATCTATTAGCAGGATTTAAACTTTTCCAGTAGATTCCAAATGGCTCATAATCACTTTTTTTGATTAAATATTTTCTGCCTGAATTAAAAAGATTTAAATCAATAGCCAATCTTTTACAATGAAGACTATTGCGTATACCTTTACCAGACTTTGCATTAAGTGCTGCTTGTTCAGGAGTACGATACGCTTCTGAAAACGTAACTGAATGATTACTCTCAAAGATATGGTTTATTAACAAGGCTACATTGAAAGCAAAGGTTGCTTGTCTTTGCTGAAGAGTCATCTAATGACCTTTTCTAGCTTCATTCATTTCTTTTAGCATTTGTTCTTTTAGTTCTTTAGTTAAACCATTGGCAAATGCATTAGCTTTTGACAAAGGGCTGTCGCCTTGTTGTGGATTAACTGATGTTAATGGTCTAGGTTTAGATGCGTTAACTTTAGCTTTTAAAACATCTGATTCATAAGCAGGCTTTTTCACTTCATTTCCTTTATATATTCCAAGATTTTTAATCATAGTATATGCAGCAGTCGCCTTATTATAATCATCAGGCATAACACGTAAAGCATTGGCAACATCTGGGTACATTTCATTTAAACTAGTAATAGTACCTGAATTAAACACTTGATCAAAATCAGGGTACTGAGATCGTATCTTTGCTTCAGTAGCAAGTTGTTGAGATTGAGCTTGTTGCTGTTGTAATTGTTTTTTCATTGCTTTAAAGTCTTGGGCAACTTTTTGTAGTTGCTTACCTTCAACTAAAGATTCTGGATCAAGGTCATCAAACCACTCTCTCTCTTCAACTATTGGTTGTTTGACTTGTTGGTTATTTTGCTGGTTCGCTTGTAATTTAGACTGCATGTCGAGCATCTGAGACATAAGTGCATCACGCTCGCGTTCTGCCCGCTCCTTAGCCATTCGAACTTCTTTAAAGTTTTCTTGCTGCGTCTTCTGTTTTTTAATATCAGGAGTAGATCTGGGATCTAATTCAACTTCTTGTTCTACTTCTGAATAAACTTCTTGCGTCTCTTCTGGCTCTTCTTGCTCCATTGATTGATCTTGCGCGTAATCATGCACTTGTTGTATTTCTTGCGGCGTTTCAATCACACCTGATCCGCCTAAGTCTTTAGGCATTACGTAATCTAATGGTGGCATTTCAATATCACCACGTTGTTCAACCGAAGGTCCTCTTTTTTTATTGCTCATTTATCATGCTCCTATAAACAGTATATAAACTGTGATAATAAATTTATAGCACTTACCAGCACTACTCCAAAAGTAACAATACTAACAGTCTGCAAAATACATTTAATTTTTAAACGTAACGATTCTAGCTTATCTAGTGACACTGGAAAATCTGTAACTACTCTTACTGGAACTCCTGTAGCTACTTTAAATGGTCTTCCAGGCTTTCTTCTAACATCCATTTACTCTACTCCTATAATAATAACGATCCAGGATTCATAGTCTCTCCATTTTGGGTCTTACAAACCTTATGCAGATTACCATTATAATAATCTAATATAAATTGCAATAGTCCACGCTCTGCAGGAACTATAATATGTTTATTTTCTTTAAACGTAAGGCATGTTTCCTGATCTGGAACAACCCACAAAAACTGAATGCTTTCTTTCTTAGAGTCGTACTTATAAACCGTTTGATCGAAGTGCGGAGTTGGACAAGATATTGAAGCAACAAAGTAATTGCGCAAAACATTTTCCAGCAGCTTCTCTTTTTTAAGTAAGACCGAAACAAAGAAATCTCCTATAAGTGCTTCTCTGATTGAGCACCCATCATGACCTTTAACAGCAGAGCAATCAACCTTCTTTAAAGCATGATTAACGCACAACTCTAAATTAGCTAGATATTCATTCTCAGTTGCACGTTGTATCTCAATTGGATCTATGCTATCTGTTGATTTTAAAAGTAAATCCCTAGCTATTTTACCTACTGTTTGACTCACATTAACTCCTACTCTTACTACAATCTATTTCTATATTATTGGGAGTCAGGAAAAATATCCCCAACTCCCAGAAAAAGGAACCGTGCCGACTAAGCAACTGTCACGAGTATTATAGTCATGAATAAAAAAATCCCCAAGTATAGAGTAGAATTATACTTGGGGAAGCAGCGTTACTATGAAGTGCACGATCTGCACGAGTAGTACGACTCTTATTTATCGTTCATAACTTTTTTTACAGCTTTTTTAGAAGCAACAGCTTTCTTAACATCAGCCTTTTTAGAAGCAACAGCTTTCTTAACATCAGCTTTCTTAGAAGCAACATTTTTTTTAACGCTAGCTACTTTTGAAGCAACAGTTTTTTTAACATCAGCTTTCTCAGAAGCAACATCTTTTAAAGACATAGCAATTTGTTTTTTCATAACTTTATGTTTAGCCATTATATTTTCCTTATTATTTTAAAATAGGGAGAGATTTTACCCTCCCCCATTGATCTATTATCGAACTCGTTGTGTCTCTTGAAAAAGAAGTCTTCGATCTATCTCTCGTTGAATCTTCGTCTTCTTTGATCTCAAGTTAGCAGGAATACCTAAAATAGAAAAAGCTATATCAACAGGCTTACCTTTTATTCTAGGAGCAGCTGGCATAATTTATCCTAGACTTTAGTTAGCACCATCTTTTTTATCAGACTGATAATACACAGTCTTTTGAAATCCTTTTGGGTCAAGATTAGCAATAGAATTAACACCGCTAGGCATTAATGAAAAATCCGCATACTCTTTTTGTCTTCTAGGATCTATGTAGAAATCATCGCGTCTGATGTATCTAACTTTTATAGCATTATCTTCCATAATAACTCCTAAAAGTTAGTATTTTTCAGGCTGTAAATGTTTTTTCATTTTAGCGACATCTTTAGATATCTGCTCATCAATACCTTTAATAGTATCGTCTAAATCAAAATCTACATACTCGCCAGACTTAGGCCACGGCTTGTATACTGATTCCTGTGGCAAATTAGCAACAGCTGATTTGTTTTCAGAAATTTCTGAATTGTAATGACGTTTTTTCGCCATAATAGGACCTTTCAAGAAACTGTAGTCTTAGTTAAAACTTAACTACAAGGGTTAAATATATACCTCTATCTTATTTAGAGACACTCTAGTTTTAAGATAGCTAAACAATTAAGTAAAGCGCTTATTTATTCAATCGCTTGCGGCTCCTGTTGTTGACCCAGTTGTTGACTTGGATCTGGCTGCTGCTGACCTTGTTGCTGACTTGGAACTGGGGTACTAACTGTTTCAGCTACACCAGACTCAGACTGATTAACTTCGGACTGCTTTAACATTTGAGCCATTCCTAATAATCTTTCTAAGTGACCCAAGTCCATCTCTTCAAGTTCTTTAAGAGCTTTAACCTTGTTAAGCAATGCTATCTCATCATCTTTATTTGCTTCATGGAGTCGTTCAACAGCCATTGCACGATTCTCATCAACCCTAGAAGTACGTTCATTGTAAAGCCCAATATCAGCTTGAGACTTAGCATGAAGCCCCTCAAGTTGTGCTTGCTGAAGTTGCATCTGAGATTGCATCTGAGCTTGTTGCGCTTGAGCTTGTTGCTCTTCTTGCTTCTTAGCATTATCAATGATCTTCTTCTTACCTTGAATTGTCGCAGCTTCAAGCAGATCTTCTGTCGTTATAGGAACTCCAGCTTCACGTAACTGTAACATCTGAGCAAATTGCATCTGCTTCTGAGTCGAAGTATTTAAACCTTGCTCTACTACACAATTATACTTACCAAAAGCCTTATTATAAAACTGATCAGTCGGCTCTTCGTTAGATAAAATTCTTTTAACTTTTCCAGGAGTAAAGTTAGTCTGAACAATATCAAGTATTATTTCACCCAGTAACTTTTGAGACCTATCAAGTTGATCAAATAATGTTTGGAGTGTTGTTAGACCTGCTCCTTGACGAAGCATAGATAGCACGCCAGATTTATCGTCCATTGCGGAACCTAAAAGTTCTTCATTGACGCCAGAAATTTCCATAATTTCTTTAGCGAGTAACTCTGATAGCTGGATCATTGATGGTGGAACTTGAGGTGCAACTATTTGTTGAACGTCTGTCATCTGAGCATCTTCTTTAAGAGCAAGCCCACGTCCTTGACCAGACATAAACACATCTTTAGGATTAACCAAAGCATTTTCTTTATAGATCCAACCTGAGTTAATTTGCGATTCAAGTATATCAAGTTCAATAATACGACGACGATTATAAAGATACTGAGCGTCCCTAAGTCCACGTACCATTCCCTGAATCCTGTTTGGAAAGTAAGGAGACTGTGGATTGTAATATCCTAAAACTGGAACAAATGGATATTTGTCGGTCCCTATTGGATTCGGACCATCATACATGACCTTACCTTGCACAACAATTGCAAGATTTACCGTAGGAATTTCAGACTCTATAACAGTAATAGATGGATACTCACCAAGAAAAGCTTCTAACCCTTCTTTGTTATCACTCTTCCATTCCATGGTCTCACCAGTTTGCGAATCAACAAGCAACTTTTGGTTTCTATAGTCTTTGTAGTAAAACTCATCGTACGTTAGTAAATTCTTATACCCATAATTGTAACTCTCTGGCATAAACTGAAACTTACCATCTCTACCAGTCCCTGAATTACTACCAGAAAGACCTAATATCTCTTCAGAGTTAGCAGGAAGAAGTGATATGCATTCTCTTTTTGTTAAGAAAGATCTTTTCCATAAAGCATTGCAATCAGAAAGATCAGACTTCCTGAAATAAGGATCAATAAGAAAACTGTTATAACTACAATTATCTACTTTTATATTACCCGACACTGGATCGCTTCTGTAATCAACCCACACCTGTAGTAAATTCATACCAGTAACTAAGGCACCATGGAATGATTCACTTATCGTTTCTAAGATACCTTCTTGGTTATTAACCCACATCATAATCTTAGTAAACTGATCCGCTGTTTCTGCGTCACCGTTCTCTACTGGAGTTACAATGGTTGAATTTCTGTTACGTCTTTGATGACCAGACACCATATTAATAACACGACGAATACGATTAAAGTTAAACTGTTTTCCCCTGTTTGCTGGTAAATTACCATACAAATCAGACCATAGCGTTTGATCACCAGTCTCAAAACGAGTGTCGGTATCAGCCTCTGACCAAAATGATTGGTTAATAGTTATAGATTCAGCATAGAAAGCTTCCATGCGTGACAATATGCCTTGATGACGTTCATTGTAATACTGGACGCCAAGCTGGGGAAACAACATTTCTAATCTCCTTAAATTTTCTTAGTTCTTTTTCTTTTAATGGAAGAAGTTTCTTTAGTTGCTACTATTATGTCAGGTTCCCAAGTAAAACAAGAAACTTTTGTACACGAAAGCACATCACAATCAGAATTATGAGCAATCTTAGCTCTGGATTGCATCTGTTGTTGCTGCTGATCAAATATTTTATTCACTCGAGCTCTAGTTGCAGCATCACGAGAATCTTCCTGATGTACTGGATGAAGCGTAGACCCAATACCTACATTATCAATATTTCTAAGCAGTCTTTTACTCTTGAGCCAGTTCAACAATCTGATTATCATTTCTTGCATCCTGCATTTTGACATAAATACTTTTTTGATTCAATGGTAAAGAAGTTACTTTATCACCTTCTTCGTCAGCAACAGCAAAAACTTCATCAAGCTTTATTTTATAAAACTGAAAATGCTTTGGATCTGGTCCCATAGCAAAAGACAAGATATCATTCCAGTCAGTAGATTTTTTCAAGATATTACGCGATACAACACCTGCAACCACTCTCTTGATAAACTTCACACGCATATTATTCATATGAGTCGCTTCTTCAAGCGTAACGCTTGGGTGAAAATCATATAACTGACCTTTATATTTAACAGTAAAGGTTTTATTTTCTCGCGATAATATATCACCAAGTGTACTTATCACGCCATCAATTGAACTCTCTAGACTTTTAAGACTAGACTGAAGTACTAAAAAATCTGATTCCATTTTTAACCATATCCTTAAAATCTAAAATTATTGTTACTACCACCTTGAAACATTGGAGGCAGGTTAGAGTCTCCTCCGTACCTCACATCATTATATCTATCTTCTAAAGCTCGTGAATCCGAGTTACTCATCAACTTAGGTAATGCACAGCAAAGATATCTCATTGCGTCACAGAAATGCGAAAATTGATCATGGAGAGGATTTAAATTATAAACCTTACGCTTATGATCATATTCTTGTCGGTAATTCTCAAGTGACTTTAACAACGACGAGCATGATCTTTCATCTATCCACATCTTTGGCATATGTCTACGCACAGCCTCGATACCATCCATCACTCCAATAGCTTTGTCAGTATACCTCACAAACGAAACACCAATATCATGCATCATTTTCCAGCGACTAATACCTGTGCCAAGATCATGAACAGCAATATCAAATGGAGCGATATGCTTGCCGTAAGTATATTCTTTCTCTTTAATAATCTTGGCATAATGATCTAACCCTTTTTTGTTGTTTTCATAACTATCTATAATGCGTATTTGCCCATCTTTTGAGACCTGACAAAATATAATACACGTTGAATCGTTATAACCAAGATCCCATGCAGTATGTACTGGCATATACGGATCCCACATAACTGAAGTAATCTGACCCTTATGTCGAAGATTATCTAATGCCTTACCATAAAAAGATCCATCAACACCTAGCTCAAAGCTTGTCCAGAACTCCTGAAGTGCAAGATCTCTTGATATAGATCCCTCTTCAATCTCTTTTTCAATCTCTCCAATTAAAATATGCTTAGTATCATCAATAGATAATTTCTCACAAAACCAATCTTTAGATTTACGAGCGACATTATACAGCTCCCACAAAGCATTCTTACCACGTGGAGTTGATACCATAAGGACCCAACCATTAGAAGCCTTTAAAATAGGTATAGAGAATGCATAAGCCCTACTGTCAGATAATGCGTACTCACTAAACACCATGCCGATAGCGTTAGTACCAACCAAAGTATTATCAAAGTTGTCTGAACCAAGAATTTGTATTTGACTACCATTAACCAAACGAATACGCATTTGTTGTTCATTGCGAGATTCTATCATTTCTTCTGGTATATAATGAGACAGTATTCTATTGCCTGATATATCTATAGCATCCCATAATATCCGACGGCCCATTTGAAAGGTCGGAAAAATATAAAAATATGTGCCTACTTTACGACAAGCAGCTCTTAGCATTAAATTAAGTGCACATATGTCTTTGCCTGCGCGCCTCGGCCATATCACTAGGAACTTCTTATATAACCCAGACTCAAAAGCATCGCATACATTATATTGGTATGGCCTTGGGACAAATCTATCAAACGTAACAACTTCGTTCATAGTTATTTACCACGATCATTGTAGCCAAGACACAAATCAATATTAATCTGCCTAACCCTATTACGCTCTTTGATTCTACAACGGAAACATTGCTTAGTTCTTTGATAAATAAGCATGTGTCCTTTTTTCACAGACTGAAACCCACAGGCACATTCAACTGCGTACGTTCCGCCTTCAAGTTTAACAAGCACCTTCCACTTACCAAACTCAAGGCCAACTAAATTGTTTTTATCAGTAATTATAGTAGTTTTATCAGCTAACAATTTCTCCTGATCTTGCATCGCTACTTTCCTTTATTTTTTTTAACTCTTCATACTTCGCTTTAGCTTTTTCTTTTAATGGATCACATTCCTTGCAATAACAAGCAGGAAGTAAATTCTTCTCCATGGCTTGCTTATGATTAGAAATCAAGACGTTAAAATACTCTTCGTAGTTTTCACCAGAGAATAATTGAAACAATAATTTATGTGCTGGGTGAATTATATCGTTGATGCATGTCAGAGTTAGATGCATAACCTTTGATCGAGCCACTAGATTAGGATCGGATTCTTGCGTTATTGGTCCTATTTTACCAATTTCTTTTTTTATTGCTTCTATGTGCTCTAAAGCACCGCATGTAACATCTCGCAACACCTGCTCATATTGCTTAGCTGTATACTTTTTACTCATACCTACTCCTGTAAATAAATAGTCTTTCTTCTTACTACAAATGCAGAAACAACCCTTGGTCTCCCCTGGATATATATTATACTTTTCCCGTAAGGATCATATGTATACTTAGTAACCTTTCTATAAGAACTAAAACTACAGGTAGCTATAAACAAGATAAACATAAACCTATAAAGCATAAACCATCCTTAGCTAATCATTGAAAAAATTTTTTTATTAACGATTTTTTCTTGGTATATGCTGAAAACAAAAACACTTTAATACACCGTTAGTTACCTCTATCTGACACGGCTGACCTTTACAGACTTGGCATACCACTGGCACACCATCCAATAAAAATAACGGAGTTTCATAGAGAATTGTGCTGTCAGATATCATGATATCAAATGACACTGTCATTACAGGCAGAAATATAGTTCTAGAAGGTATCTTTGGTTTTTCTAAGACTGCTCGAGATTGACCCATCTTTTGTAGTTCAAGTTCAGAGAATTGATCTGAGTCAAGGCATGAATACAATGGACAACAAAGTAAAAGACTTAATATGATTCGGTTCATTACAGCTCCTAAATAAAGTTGGACAGTAAGATTAAAGCTGGAGACCTTTACTTACATAACCCGCAGGTATCTTATGTATAACACTCACGATTTTCGTTATACATTATTAGATCATGTCCAACACACACACACCAAAATAATTATGCACCAACAGAATCTATCCAATCACGGATAAATTCATCTTTAACTGAAGTATCAAGCTTAGCTATATCATCAGATGATAATGACGATGTAGAGGCAAACAAACGATTAAAGTTTCCAGGATTTAATCTTTTGACAAAGCTAACACAAGTACGGGCAGAAGAAGCAACATAGTCGACATCATTAACTGCAGATGAAAATACTTTTTTACACTGCATACTTAACAACATGAAACTTATTGCAAAAGCCTTTAAACGCATTGCTGTAAGTATTGCTTAAAACAAGATTCCTTATCTTTAATCGATGACAAGTTAGCAGCTTTCCATAGCTCAAACTCTTGAACCTGTTCAACAATGTCCATAGTAGTTGGATTTTTACCACAATACTTAATGCAATCAGAGATCTCTTCTATAGTCAGGAGTGGATAATACTTATTGATATTAATAAGTAACTTACCAAAATACTTATCAGGTTTACCATTGTCATAAATATCACAAACAAACAATGGTGGTCCATCATGCTTTTTAATTTTATGAATAGAAGAACCATAAGAATTGAAACTAAAAAAAAGAATACACAAGAATATATGATGCATTACTACTCCCTCTTAATTATTTGCTTGGTCTTGGAGTCGACGGAGCACTCTTAATATCTTTAACTTCTTTTTCTTCAGGAGTTGGTTTATCAGGAACCTCAGTCTTACACGGAATAGCATTAATAGTCATTGCACCAAGCAATGTAATAACTGCACACAGTTTTAGTAACTTAGTCATTTTTGGGCCCTTTGTTTTGATTGGAAATATACTCTTTAACACACGACTCTATCATCTGAGCCATCACATCTTTAATGGATACATTATGAGCCGCACACATAACTTTAAAATTAGTATGCAAACTAGAATCTATTTCAACAGTCAACTTAGTCTTATTCATTATTGTCCCTCTCTATAAGTATACAGGAATACAGGAAAATGTACCACTTATTCCCACAAAGAGTTTGCTTATTTAGTCTTTACTTCTTGAAGTAGTATGATCATTGGTTGCTATCTTCTTATACTCTTCTAAGCCTTGTAGTTGGCCCATAATAATAGTGGTAGGTTTGCTTTGCTCAGCTATACTTGCAATTTCTTTTCTCACGTCAATATCATCTTGTCTGATCTCTGCATACATTGGGTCAAACTTATAAAGAGACTTTAAAACAAGGGAATCTGATATGTCTCTTGTGAGTGCCATCTGTTCTCTTCTCATCCCTATTATAAACTGAGCTGATTTATATGCTTCTCCAAACCTTTCATAACGCTTAGCCCAATTACGTCCACTCAGCGGAAGCATTCTTTTCTTAGTGAAGAACCATTCAATACGAAGCACTTCTGTTGTCTCCGCATAGTTTATAAGCTCTTCTGCTAGCTTATCTAAGAAGGCTTCAGGAACTGGTTGCATCTTACCTGTAAAGAAGTTTAAATACTCTTCAACCCATACTGCAGTGTTTGAATCCATAGGTTTTCGATAGTTCTTTGACTGCTTAGTTGCTTTAATTGTATGTTTAATGTCTTTACTGTCCTTTTTCATATATTTCTCAATGTAAATTCGGTCCTTGGATTTTCATCGTATGTTTTCTTAGCGTTTATAACGGATATAATACAATCATCTTCATATGTCACGTTGTTACATATATCGCATATGAATTTTATTAAGTTATCTAGGTCTGGTTTAAATATGTGATTAGTTCCATAGAGTAGTTGTCTTCGTTTGATTGATATTGATGCTGGCGCCTTCATATAGAATGTTACATCTAGTTGAAGAGCTCCTTGAAGAAGCGGATCATTGCTTTGTTGCTGTTGAACATTCAGAGATGCAATGAGTTTTAGATTCTTTTGCGAGTCATATATCTTTTTATGAGAGAATCGTGGCCGAGCAAGTGGTGTGGGGTCCCCAGGTATAATAAATATCTTCATTACTTCCTTAAGCTATTAATTGCATCAAGTAACGTAGTCTTTGATTCATCTATATATAGCAGTGTATCTGGAAGGTCTTGATCCAACAAGGTAGATAATGGAATCTTGCTCATCCAACTCAAATAACCTGGATACGTTAACTCATATCCTTTAGCACACTTCTTTTTCACATCAACAACAGCATTCCAATTAACTACCATGTCATGCCACTGTCGACACTGCTCATTATGGTCAAGAACTATTTCCTTATGCGAATAGAACTTAGTTTGTTGTAATTCCTGCACCACTTGAGGCATCGTTTCATCAATAAGATCTTTAGACGAACTTATATCTATACTAGCTGGCATATTATGCTGTTGTTGTAGGTCATAGCATCGGGTGTAGTTAAGAGATACACCATTTTTAATACAATGCTGACGCGCCTGCGAATGAAAATAGGCAAACTGGTTCTTAGCATCCTTAAATAATTTACATTGGCTAATGCCATATTCTATTGCTTCATTACTAAAAACTGTAATAGCAATCTGGCCCCATAAGTTCAACCGTAGAAACTTCGCTGCATGCTGCTGCGATAATGTCTGATTCATACAACTCCTCTTTCAACCTTTTTAGCGTTTTCATTTCTTCTTTATACCAATCTGATAGCTCCATAACAGTAAACTTGGGAGCTGGATCAAAAATCTCATCCCACTGATCTTCGGTTAATTTTGCATGAGAAGACGTCAAATCACAACCAACCTGCTGCTGAAAGTAATACTTTTCACAATAAGATGACGCAATATCGACTGCAGGTAATACATAAAGCACACCTTGGTTTAAAAAACCGGGGGAAGAGGGAAGAATTGAAGAGTTTTTGTTAATATTCTGTTCTGTTTGGATAGTGTTATTACTTCCTTTAATACTTAGTGTAACCTTTTGAGTTTGATCAGCGTACAAAGGAGTTTTTTTAAGTCCCTTCAACGATGGAAGATAAAAAGAAAGAGCATCCTTAAACCGAGTAAAGATACTTGAGAATTTATACACGTTAGATTTTTTAAAGCTCTTGCAAAAACGACGAAACTTCTGAATCAATCCCATCTCACAAAATAACTTAATATATTCATTAATCGTTTTACGAGATAAGCCAATACAATCTGCTATTGCTTGTTGTGAAACAAAAATACAATTAAAAAAGGTAAACAATTTCACCATGTAATCTAAACAAAGACGCTGCTTCTCAGTGAGCTTTGAAATTATACCTTGCCAAAAGGCTTTTTTGAGCTTATAGTTATTCATGAATGGCTCCTTTTGGGTTGCTCATTGACTTCACTACCAACTCTTTTGGTTTACTCATTGACATCACTAGTTTTTCATTGTTATCACTGATTTTCATTGATTTCATTGATTTCATTGATTTCATTGATATTACTAGTTTTTCATGACTAACTCTTTTGGAGTTTTTTATTGACTTCCATGACTGATTTTTTTTAGGGCTGCTCATTAATTCCTTGTGGGGATTTACAATCGATTATCTAAGAATTGTTGCTCTTAGATGATCAAAGGGGTTGATTAGTTAAAACTTTCAATCAAAGAATAGCTCTAGCTAACGCTGGGGCTTTTTCTTTATACAACCGTAAGGTTACGCTTCCAATGGGTTCTTAGCAAGAACTATCGAATATCCTCGCTACTCCTTTAACTGTAAATATTCTTCTATTCTTGCAATCGTTTTTGTTTGAGGCAATCTAGCACCAGTCATAAACGTTCGTAACGCCGTAATGGATATACCAATACCCTTTGCTACCGACTCTAAACTACCCTTGTCTCTCTTGATCACAGCTTTTAATCGATCCCACAATGAATCGCTCACATCTCTAAAATTCAACATATTTTCCTCGCTTAAGTTAATTCACTACAAATATCATACACTGTTTTAAATAGTTTACAATCACATCAATACATGTTATGATTATATTAGTAAGTAAACCCAATAAAAAGAGAACGACTATGCAACCATCAACAATAACATCTCATTGTCTAACATGTTCATCACCAATAGATGAACAACGTCTATTTTGCTCAGCTGTTTGTCTAGAATTAGACCTACTAAAAAGAAGGCGTAAATTTAGACCTACTAAAAAGAAGGCGTAAATAATGCATACAAAAATATACTCAGCTACCATATCCGGAATGAACGCGCACCTTGTAACTGTAGAAGTAGATTTTGATGAAAGTAGCTCAAGAAGTGAGTTTACTATCGTTGGACTACCAGATACTGCTATAAGAGAGAGTCGCAAACGAATCACAACAGCACTTAAGAATAATGGCTTCATATTACCCAACCATAAAATAACAGTTAATCTTAGCCCAGCATCACTGCGAAAAGAAGGTACTCTTTTCGACCTACCAATTGCTCTTGGAATACTCAAATCTATTGGCGCACTAGGACTATCTGACTCTTACCTCAATAGCTCTATTATTATTGGAGAACTATCCCTTGATGGATCCATTAACCCCATCAAAGGAGTACTAGCTATTTCTAGTGACGCATTAAAACTTGGTAAACAACGAATCATTCTACCAGTCGGAAACAGCCAAGAAGCAGCACTCATTAAAGATGTTGAAGTTATCGGCTTATCTCACTTAAAAGAAATATTTGAAACGGTCACTGGAAAACTTACTACAAAGCCAACTAAAGTTGATCTAAACGCATTCATCAAAAAACAAAAAGACAACTCCCTTTCATTTGATAGCATCAAAGGCCAAAACTATGCCAAAAGAGCAGCTCAAATAGCAGCAGCCGGTAAACATAATATTATATTTAGTGGATCTCCAGGATCAGGTAAAACTATGCTGGCTAAATGCATAATAACTATCATGCCAGATATGAGATTTGATGAAATTATACAGACTACAAAAATATATTCCGTTGGCGGAAAACTAGATGGTAAAGACATCATAGCAGATAGACCTTTTAGAAGCCCTCATCACTCCACTACACGAACAGCTCTTATCGGGGGCGGAGCATACATAGTTCCCGGGGAAATAAGCCTCGCTCACAACGGTATATTGTTCCTTGATGAAATTACTGAGTTCTCAAAAGAGTCACTAGAATCCTTAAGAGAACCTATCGAAAATAAACACATCAATATCGCACGAGCCAAAGAATCAATTCAATTCCCAACAGACATCTTACTTGTGGCTGCATACAATCCATGCCCATGCGGTTTTTATGGAGAAAAACTTAAACAGTGCAAGTGCTCACCATCCAAGGTCAACTTATATCAAAGTAAATTATCAGGACCATTGCTTGATCGTATTGATATGCGTATTGGCGTTAAAACCCTGGACTATACAGAAGCAACCAACAAAGTAATCTCATCATCCATTAGCGCTACAGAACTAAAAGCTGGCGTCGACAAAGCAATCTTGACCCAGAACAAGAGATTTGGTTACGCCAAGAGCAATAGCAACATGAATATCAACGACATAGAACAGTTCTGCACACTAACACCAGAAGCAGAAATAATCATTCAGAAAGCATTTACTCGACTAAACTTATCAATGCGTGCTTACCATAAAGTGTTAAAGCTATCACGCACCATAGCTGATATAGATGGATCAGATAAAATAGAAGTAAAACATATCACCGAAGCCATTATGTATAAGTATGAGAAATAAATGGAAAGTGAAACCAAATGCTTAATGTGTGGCAATGCCATAACCAGTGGAAGTTCAAATAAAAAATATTGCTCAATATCATGCAGAAGAAAGTCGACATACAGAAAGAAGTGTAGAGCTCCAGTATTATTACCATGCTTAATGTGTGGCAATGTCATAACCAGTGGAAGTTCAAATAAAAAATATTGCTCAATATCATGCAGAAAAAAGTCGGAACGCAGAAAGAAGTGTAGAGCTCCAGTATTATTATGCTTAATGTGTGGCAATGCCATGACCAATGGAAGAGCAGATAAAAAATATTGCTCAAGATCATGCAGAAAAAAGTCGTACCAAGATGCAACAACAATTGTTAACTGCGACATTTGTAACAAAATTTGCGAAGGTTCATCAAGGAGAGTTTTAAAAGCTTGTTCCACTGTGTGTAGATTTAAAAAATATTGCGCAAATGATACAGAAAGCAACTGCCTTATATGGAATGGTACATTTGACAAAAAATACAAACGCCCAGTTTTTCATGAAAAAAGATTAAAAACAGTATTAGCATTTAAGTTTAATTACGAACTGCATAAAAAATTTGAAGATAATATTTATCAAAACAAGTATACCTACATCAATAAATGTAATCCTAAATGCATTAGCATAGACAGCGATCACAATGAATTAGTAGTCAGAAAAATAAAAGACTTTTCTTTAACAAAAGAAGAAATGATGGAGATTAGTCACCTTATAAAAAACTCAAAACTATCAAGACGAGAAATAGCAGAAAAATTTAAAACCTCTACTAATGTAATAAGTTTTATAGCAGCTGGGATAAAAAAATTAGGAATTGATAGAGTTTCCATGCCTCGTTTTGATCAAAGCAAAGTTGATGAAGCAATAAAACTATTTAAATTACATTGGTCATATGTTGATATCGCAAAAAAACTTGGGATGTCAGCATCCTCAGTTGCACTGTATGTAAACAAAAAAATGAAACAAAAAGAATATATTGAAGAATCATCAAAAAACTTAGACAGCGATGAAGCAATGCTTAAGATGTTAGATGAAATTAACAAGTCTCTAGGACTATAGGAACAATATGTCACAATTAATGTCAGAAAATATAAACGAATTAGCTACAGCATTATCTAAAGCCCAAGGCGAAATGACAGTAGCAGGGAAGAACCAAAAGAATCCATTCTTCAAAAGCTCTTATGCAGACTTTGAAGCAATCATAGCCGCATCAAGACCAGCACTTAGTAAGTACGGACTCAGCGTGATTCAATCACCAGTAGTCGATGAACATAATGTTTCATTCTTAATTACCATGCTGCTCCATTCCAGTGGCCAATGGATCAAATCAAAAGCAATGCACAACCCACAAAAGCAAGACGTACAATCATTAAGCAGCTATAACACTTACCTAAAACGTATGTGCTACACATCCCTTATTGGCGTTGTAGTTGGCGAAGATGATGATGGTAATGCCGCTAGCGAACCAGCACGACACATTGCACAACAACCATACACTCAAAATGTTATTGCAGAAAAAATATCCAAAGAACAACTTGAACAACTAGAATACGAACTAGAAAAACACCCAAGCATCAAACAACGTATCCTAACAAGCGTTAACATAGACAATTTAAGCGAAATGCCAAAATCATCATTCCTTAGAGGAATGGCACGAATCAGAGAACTTATTAACCTAGAACCAAAATAAAAAAGAAGTGAAACCTATGAGTAATGACGAAGCGATAATTTTAAGGCATAGCGCACCATCTTCATTTGATGAATGTTCATATGGTACCGCATGTAAAGTTTCAATAGGCGATGATTTTGAACTATATGTGCAGATAAATAAACATGAAGACGAACAACCAAAGTGGCTATTCATTGGAACATTTACTAATTGCGTTGGAAGTGATGTTATTAAAGAAGAAGTAGACAATATATTGGGTAGATAATGATATCAATTAGAGAGATGCTTAAAAAGCTATTTAGAATTCAATATTCTATACTAACCATATTCATAATATTTAACCTTCCTTTTATTGGTTTATTGCATAAAAAAGAACTTGCAAAAAAACCTACAAAAAAACTTATAAAAGAAAGCAAAGTGTATGAAACATTTGCTATTACCGACAACTAAAAAACGTATACAACGTACTTACTGAAACTAAAAAGCTTGCATAGTTTGGCTTTTTAGACGTGCCCTTAAAAGATACTGGTAATATCTCTTAAGGGCTTTTTATTAACTAGTTTTTAACCTTAGCTGGAGAGAAAAACATTATTAGTTAACTATCACCATAAATATGCATCTAATCAATAGATCCGTCAATTTCTGCAGACAAATCAACAGTAAGTCCAGTCTGATCCTTAATGACTTTCTCAGCCACTTGCTCAATAGGATTATCATTTGGCATCTTAAGAGCATACTTTGCTCCACCAGCAGACAAAAGAGCAATTATAATAAGTACAATCTTAAAAAAAACAGATCCCATATAAAATCCATTTATTAAACGTATTCCGTAACAATTACAATACCTGATGTACCATTTGCACCACCAGCAGTAGAAAGACCTAATGAACCAATTCCTCCACCACCAGATCCATATCCAATTCCGACACTAGGAGAAATACCTACAAAACCTCCAACTCCTCCATTGCCATACATAGTGTTTCCACCAGTACCACCCATATAAAGTGAATTTATAGCAGGAGCAGACATACCATTACCTCCTGCTTGTCCAGGAACGTTAACATCTCCACCAGCGGCTGCACCACCAACGCCGCCGACAACAGGGCGACCACTAGCAAGAATACTAGGAGGTCCTCCAAGCCCAGCAGAAGCAGTAAGTATCGCCCCAAATGTAGTATTAGTACCATTACCACCAGTAGAATTAGGAACTCCAACTCCACCAGCACCAATAGTGACGACCTGAGAGGCGCCAATAGTAGCAGCAGAAATTACTTTTCTACAATACCCACCAGCTCCACCACCACCAGCTCCATGATTACCAGCACCATCTGTTCCACCACCAGCACCGCCACCACCAACCGCCTCAACAATACAATATTTCATATTAGCTGTTGGGGTATACGTTCCACTACCAGTAAAAACTTGAGAGACGATACTTGTAAATCCAGTACCAGCTTCATTATTTGCCCAAATTGGCAACAATCCAGCTCCCTGAGAAGTTAAAACTTGATTTGTAGTTCCCAATGAAGCAACAGTCTGCAAAGGATCAACCGATGTGATACCACCCGTAACAACAGCATAAGCAGTAAAGCTCGTATCTCCAGTACCACCACCAGGGACTTGCAAGACACCACTACCAGCAGCTTGGAATGTTGGAGCAACTCCTGCACCATTACTTGTGAGCACTTGACCAGAGACTCCTAAAGATGCAACTGATTGCAAAGCTCCAGTCGCTGTTGTTCCTCCAATTATAGGAGTAAAAGCAGCAAATGAAGAATTAGCAGTTCCACCAGCAGGTACAGCCAGTACACCATAAGATGGGTCAGCCGAAACACCTTGACTCAACAATGGAAGTCCAGCAGCTGCATTACCAATAGTGTGAATAGTAGTTGTTCCTGTACCAACCAATAACTCATGATCGTTATACGTTGCTGGCGAATTACCAGCAATAACATCAACCCATACAGCTTGGTTTT